AAGAAATGAACTTGAAATTATTTGGTCGCGGTTCGCAATTTTATGTGAAGTTTGACCTTGATGATCTTCTGCGTGGCGATCTTAAAACTCGCATGGAAGCGCACGCAACGTCAATTCAGAACGGCATCAAAACGCCAAATGAAGTGCGCGACATTGAGAACTTGCCACCGATGGAAGCTGGCGATGATCTGATGATCCAAGGCGCAACCGTTCCAATCAAAAACCAAGTGGTGGCTGATCCTAATGCACAGTAATGAAAATGTTGAAGTTATTGAAGTTTTAACCAATGGTTCCATTGGCATGGACGAAGCCAACAGAAGTGTGTTAAAATCACCACAGAGCGTGGAGGATACTATGGCAGAAAAAGAAATTCGCAGCGGTGTTCCGATGGAGTTCCGCGCAGACGCAGAAGGCGAAGTTCGCGTTTCTGGCTATGCTGCTGTCTTTGGTGAAGAAACCAGCATCGGTGATATGTTTACTGAAGTTATTCAGCAGGGCGCTTTTAAAGATGCTATCGGGCGCGATGATGTTGTGTTCCTAATTAACCATGAAGGCTTGCCCCTGGCACGCACTCGCTCTGGCACGTTGACCTTGCGTGAAGATGATCATGGCCTTTTTATGGAAGCCATGCTTGATCAAAATGATCCAGACGTGCGCAGCATCGTTCCAAAGATGCAGCGCGGCGACTTGGACAAAATGTCGTTTGCATTTTACCCTGAAGTGCAAAGCTGGGATGAAAGCGGCGCACTTCCAAAGCGTTCAATTTCTAAAGTCAAACTTTATGACGTTTCGATTGTTACCACGCCAGCTTACAATGGCACTGAAATCGGTTTGCGTTCGCTTGAAGCACACCGTCAGCAAAAAGCCAAAAGCCAAGCAGCACGCCGCATGAGAATGAAGGCGAAGTTTCTTGAAGATCGTGATGGTGACTATTCAAAGCCACAGCCCGTTCTTGGGACTGATGCAATTATTTCAGCGCAGCAAAATGAAATCAATCGTGATGCGGTTGCTGAAAATTGGCGCTTTGGGCCAGCAGAGGCATCGGTTGATCCATCGGCAAATGCCGAATACTGGAACGACCTTGCAGTGGTTTGGAGCGTCAGCGAAGCTGAAGCACGGCGCAGACTTTGTGCCAATTGCAGCTATTTTGACAACACACCAGAGATGACGCGCTTGATGGAAGATGTACCATTAGATGCGTTTGACATGGACGGCGGTGGACGTGGCTATTGCCACAAGTTTGATTTCATCTGCCACAATTTGCGAGTGTGCCAAGCGTGGGAACGCAAAGCATATGAGCCTGAAGAATAACGGCGGTTCCCGCTGTTGCGCCCCCACCAGCCCTTGGGCAAGGCTTGTAAAAAGGAGGCCATAATGGCTGACATTAAAACATTGCGGGAGCAAATGGCGAACATTGCCACGGAAGCCCGTTCCAAACTAAACGAAGTAAGCGACAAAACAGACGAAACCCGTGCTGCTGAAGTTGAGCGTCAGTTTGACGAAATGATGAGTGACCATGACAAATTGGCTGGTCGCATTGAGCGCTTGGAAAAATTGGACGCAGCAGAAGCACGCGCCCAAGCTGTTGACATGAACAAGCGTCCCGTGCCTGTGAATGCAGAAGCACGCGGCGTTGATGCTGGTAAGCAAATCGCTTACCGCGAAGCATTCTTTCAAATGATTGCAAACGGCGGCACTGAAGGTCTTGATGCTGAAGTTCGTGGCGTTCTACGTTCTGGCGCTAATCCAGAAGCACGCACACAAACTGCTGGCACTAATTCCGCTGGTGGTTACACTGTGCCAACAGAGCTTGCTAACTTTATCGATACTGCAATGGCTGCTTACGGGCCAATGTACACTGACGATGTTTGCACAACTCTGAACACTTCAACTGGTGCAACTTTCAACATCCCAACAGTGAACGACACTGCTGTGACTGCTGTAGCACACACTGAAGGCGCAGCATTGACAGACGATGCTGGCAAAGACGTTACCTTTGGTCAAGCAACTCTTGGCGCATACGCCTTTGATACCGAATGGGTCAAATGGTCTTATGAGTTGGCACAGGACAGCATCTTTAACATGGAACCAATTCTTGGAACTTTGTTGGGTGAACGCCTTGGCCGCATCGCCAACAGCAAATTGACAACTGGTTCGGGTTCGTCTGACGTTCAAGGCATCGTCACTGGTTCTTCAGTTGGTATCACAGCAGCCGCTGTTGACGCTGTCACCGCTGACGAAATCATCAACTTGTTGCATTCTGTTGACCCTGCTTACCGTTCATCGCCAAAAGCAGCTTTCATGTTCAACGACAGCACGCTGTCAGCGATCCGCAAGCTGAAAGACGGCAATGGCAACTACCTCTGGTCAATGGGCAACTACCAAGCTGGTGTTGCTGGCTCTATTCTTGGTTACAACTACTATGTCAACCAAGCTATGGACAGCCTAGCTGCTGCCAAAAAAGTGATGATCTTTGGCGATATGTCAAAGTTCTACGTTCGCAAAGTTGGCGCACCAGTTGTAACAGTTGTGCGTGAGCGCTTCTGGCCCGATTTGGGTATTGCTGGTTTGATCCGTTTCGACGGCGTTATCGGCAACAGCGCTGCAATCAAACACTTGATCACTGCTGCTTCCTAAGAAATATCGGGTGGGCTGTAATGGCCCACCCACTACCTTTGGGGTTTATCATGAAAATCAAAATGCTTACGTCAATGGCTGGCGCTAACTTTTCTCATAACAAAGATGATGTGGTTGAATATCCAGACGCAACTGCTATTCGCTACATTGAGGCTGGGATTGCTGAAGCGGTGAAAACAGAAGTTGTTGAACGCGCCACAGCAAAAACCAAAGTTGAGAAAGCCGCAAAATAATGGCAAACCCGCTGCAAAGTTTTCAGGCACTAGAACGGGTCGCTGCACCAGCAACGACACCGATCACGCTTGCAGAAGCCAAGGCGCAAATGCGCGTTGAAACAAGTGATGATGACGCACTGATCACCCGCCTGATTGCAGCAGCGGTGGCTTTCACTGATGGCCAAGGCGCACTTGGCAAGGCTATGATTACACAGACATGGCGGCAATGGGTTGGCAACAATCCAAACGAAATCCAGTTGGCGATGTTGCCTGTGGCATCGGTGACCGCTGTTAAATATTACGACACAGATGGCGCACTGCAAACGGCGACACTTGCTGATTTTGAAGTGTTCGGCACTTCAACTTATAAATATATCAAACCCATCGCTGGCAAGTCTTGGCCAGTGGCGCAGACGCGCTCTGACGCTATTGCCGTTGAATATACGGCTGGTTATGGCAATGCCACCACAGACATTCCTGACACTCTGCGCCACGCACTTCTGATGCTGATTGCGCACTGGTATGAAAGCCGCGAAAATGAAATCATCGGGACAATTTCTAAAACTACACCATTTGGTTTTGAAGAATTAATTAGCATTGAGCGTGGCAATTGGTATGGCTAAAGCGGGTCAACTTAGAGAGGTTGCCGTTTTTGAGCGTCTGACATCTGGCGCTGTTGACGCTTATGGCAACATATATTCAGGGTGGTCATCTTTGGCCACTCGCAATGTTGACTTGGTTGAGCGTCTTGGAAAAGAAGCGATCCAAGGCGGTGAACTTTCTGATGTAGTCCCAGCCACATTACGTCTGCGCAAGGACAGCGTGACATCAACCTTTACCCATGCAGATCGCGTTACAGTGCGCGGCGCACTTTGGGCGATCAAAAGCATAGTTCAAACAGATCGCAAGGGCGCGATGCTGGAAGTGCTTATTGAACGTGGAGTTGCATTATGAAAATCTTGGGCGCTGAAAAACTTGCCAAGCAACTTAGACAAGTGCCAGACAGCGCACGGGTTCACGTTTCAAAGGCTATCAAGCGCAACGTGGAGCAAGGCGCAAGGGTTGCGCGTACTTTGGTGCCAGTTGATAGCGGTGAATTGAAGGGCTGGATTTTCACGCAATACGCTGATGAAGGCATGACGGGTTCTGTGGAAGCCGCGCCACCAACTGCCGATGCGCAGAAAAAAGCGCGTGCAGTTGAATTCGGTCGCAAAAAAGGCAACCGTGGCACAACTGAAGCCAACCCATATATCCGCACGGCGCGTTCTTTTTTAGCAAAGAAGTTCAAAAACAGCATTCGCAGCGCAATCCGCAAGGCGGCAAAGGAGGCTATGAGTGGCTGACGATTTTGCCCTAGCATTGCAAAAAGGTTTACGCGCTGCACTTGCGGCTGATGCTGAAGTGTCGGCTATTGTCAGCACGCGCATTTATGATGAACCGCCACAAGATGTGACGTTCCCTTACGCACGCTTTGGTGGCATTACACCAGCGGCGTTTGACACAGATGGAACTGAAGGTTCGCTGGTTACTATTGGAATTGAAGCACATTCAAGATCGGCATCTGGTCGGGTTGAGGCTGTTCAGATTGTTGAAGCAATCAAGAACGCTTTGCACCGAAATGAAACTGCCGTGACGGTTTCTGGATTTAGTTTGATTGAATTGATTTTTCAAACTTATTCGGTTACAAGAGATGCAGAAGGTCGTGGATATACTGCGGTGATTTCACTGCAAGCCATGCTTGACGCTACAGCCTAGAAACGCGCCTTGGGCAAGCGCTGAACATGGAGGCCAATTATGGCTAAACAACTTGGACGCGCCCTGCTGCTGAAAATCGGTGATGGCGAAGCTGCTGAAGCCTTTGCAAATCTTGCTGGCATCAACTCAAAAGCATTAACCATTAACAACGCATCAATCGATGTAACGACCCCAGACGCATCATCACCAGAAGGCGCTTTGTGGACTGAAACATTGAACGGCGTAAAGAACGTGTCGGTGTCTGGAGATGGTTTTTTTTCGGATAGCGCCTCAGAAGCACGCATGAACACCGTTGCAATGAGCGCTGACAACGTGGCAAACTTCACCGTTACTGTTCCTGATTTTGGAACATACGCTGGCGCGTTTCGTATTTCATCGCTTGAATTTGGCGGCGAAAGCGAAGGCGGCGTGACTTACAGCATTTCGCTTGAAAGCACTGCTGCTGTAACGTTCACGGCTGCCTAGTGAGTATCACGGCTGAAGCGCCGCGTGGCGGTGTCGTCGAGTATATCGGCGACACCTCTTACGCATTTGTGTTGCGCAATAGAGAGATTGAACGGTTTGAAGATAAACATCGTGGCATCTTTGAACTTTGGGAAGGTTTCTTTGGGCGTGGCACTAAGCCAAACAGCCGTGAAATAAAAGACCTTTTGGCATTAGGCTTGGTCGGTGGCGGCATGAAAGATGCTGACGCTGATCTAATAATTGCCAAAGGGACACCCGCTGATCTATTGCGGTTCTTTCAGATCGCACAGGCTGTTCTTGGTGTGGCTTTTATGCCTGACGTTACGGAAACGGCAGATGTAAAAAAAAACACAGTGGGCCAACCCCCAAGCGATTAGACTTAAAGCAGATGATCAGAAACGGCATCGTGATTGGCTTACGTCCTGAAGAAATCCGTGATATGATCCCAAAAGACACATGGCTTTGTTTTGATGGTTGGCAGCAAGCCCATTCACCAAAGAAGGCTGGATCAGAAGCGATGACGGCGGAAGAATACCGCCAATTAGTGAGGCGCGTCGATGGCCATTAATGCAGAACAGCTAAACATTATTTTGGCGGCGCGTGATCGTGAATTTGCAAAAGCAATGGATGCCAACGCAAGACGTGTTGAAAAATTCGCCAGCAAGTCAAAAAAGAAATTAAACAGCACAAGCAAAGCATTTGATGTTCTTGGCATAACCGCATCAAAGATGGGGGGTGTCCTTGGTGCCGTCAGTGTTGGCGCTATGGTTTCTATGGCAAAAAATGTTATGGAAACAGCAAAGCAAATCGAAAATATGTCAAGACTTTCTGGCGTTGGGATTGAACAGTTCCAGCTTTATGCGTTTGCCGCCAACAAGTTTGGCGTTGGGCAAGAAAAACTTGCCGATATTTTAAAAGATGTGAACGACAAGTTTGGTGACTATGCCGCAACTGGCGGTGGCCCACTTGCTGATTTTTTTGAAAACATTGCACCAAAGATTGACATAACGGCTGACGCTTTTAAAGATTTAAGCAGTGCCGATAAAATGGGCCTTTACATAAAGTCGCTTGAAGATGCTGGAGTCAATCAATCAGAATTGACATTTTACATGGAAGCGCTTGCCAGCGATGCAACAGCGCTTGCGCCATTGTTCACAAACAATGCGAGTGCAATGAACGCAATGTCGGTTGAAGCTGCGAAACTTGGCATTGTCATTGATGAAGATTTGATCAAGCGTTCATCAAAAATGAACGATGTCTGGGACGCAATGGTTGGGTCAATGCAAGCAAAATGGATTGCTTTTGCGTCAACTGTTCTTACTGGCATGGACAATATGTTCGGCTTTACTATGGAGGGCCAAATCGCTGGGCTTCAAAGTAGACTTAGCGCTTTGGGTGAAGAAGCAAAAAACTTTAAACAGGGATTGGCTAACGAACTTGGCATCAAGGTTAAAGATATTACCCCAGACATGGTTGATGAAAGCACCACTGCTGGAGCCTATTTATCAGATGTTATGGCCGACATGGAGATGGCAAATGTGCAACTTGCTGAACTTATGGAAGCAAGGGCGGCGCTTCAAGCGGCGGCAGACAGACAGGCTGAACTTGGCGGCAGCGGAACTGGTGGAACAAAAGACGCAACAAAAACCGCTGAAAATGCAAAGAAATCATATGACAGTTTAAAATCATCAATTGATGCCAACTATGGCGCGGCTATAAAATATGAGGCGGCGCTGACGACTGTTAATGAGGCGCTGAACCTTGGCATAATTACAGAAGCACAGGCAGCGGAAACTATTGCACAAGTAAAGCAGCAAATGGATTTGGCAATTGGCGCAGCCGTTGATCTTTCATCTGTGTTCAGCACAATGGAAAGCGGCATGACCAGTGCCTTCATGTCGATGGTCGATGGCACAATGACAGCCAAAGACGCTTTCAGATCAATGGCGACAGATATCATTCGCGAACTCTATCGCGTGCTGGTGGTTCAGCAAATGGTCGGGTCGTTTAATGCTGCGACTGGCACTGGAAGTGGAATTGCTGGATTTATTGGCGGAATGTTCAAAGCACGCGCCGCTGGTGGCCCTGTTCAAGCTGGCGTTCCAGCCATAACGGGCGAACACGGGCGCGAACTTTTTGTGCCGCAAACGAATGGGCGTATCATGACCGTGGCGCAAACTAAGCAAATGCAAGGTGGCGGTGGCACTGTGAACGTAAACCAAACTATCAACGTGACAACTGGCGTGCAGCAAACCGTGCGTGCTGAAATTAAATCTTTGATGCCGCAGATTGCAGACAGTGCAAAGGCGGCTGTGCTAGATGCCAAGCGCCGTGGCGGCAGCTATGGCGGAGGGTTTGCATAATGGCCATTACTTATCCTTTAACATTACCGACAAACAAGAACATCAAGAGCGTTGACTTTCGCGCCATTAACGCGGTGGCCTACAGCAGTTCGCCATTTACGTTTAGCGGTCAGGCTTTTGCTTACTCTGGGCAAATGTGGCAAGCCGACATCACATTGCCAACAATGAAGCGTTCAGATGCAGAGCAATGGGTTTCATGGCTAATCAGTTTGCGTGGGCAACTTGGCACGTTTCTGCTTGGTGATTTTGTTGGCGGCACTGCACGCGGCACACCGACAGGAACGCCGCTTGTGAACGGCGCTAGTCAATCTGGTGGTGTGCTTGTCATCGATGGCGCTACACCCGATGTGACGGGCTGGTTGAAGGCTGGCGACTATATCCAGCTTGGTTCGTCCAGCACATCAAGACTGCACAAAGTTTTGCAAGACGTAAACAGCGATGGCAGCGGAAATGTAACGCTGGACATCTGGCCTTATTTGCGTTCATCGCCAGCGGATGACGCCACCGTGACTATCAGCAATCCAAAAGGCATCTTTAGACTAGCATCAAATGAAACGGCATGGACGGTCAGCGACCTTCTGCTTTATGGCATAACCTTTGGCGCATCGGAGGTCATATGAGCCGCACAGTTCCAGCAGCAATTTTAACGGCACTTGCACAGCCAGAAGTTTTTCCATTCTATGCCGTTGAACTTTCGTTTGACAGCGCCACGCTGCGCTTTTGGACTGGATATGGCAACAGAACAATTGATGGCGAAACATATACTGGCACTGGGCATTTGCTTTCAGTTGATGGTCTTGATGAAGTTGGTGACCTTTCGGCAAAGACTGCATCAATTTATATGAACGGCATTCCATCTGATCTGGTTTCATTAGCACTCACAGAGCCATATCAACGCAGACCCGCACGCATTTTGTTTGGCGTTAGCAACATCAGCGACTTCGTTGAAATGTTTTCTGGCGTTATGAACACGATGGACATTGAAGATAGTGGCGAAACAAGCCGCATTCAATTGACTATTGAAAGCAAACTAATACAATTGGAACGCGCCAAGGAGCGGCGTTATACTCACGAGAGCCAGCAAGCAAGATACGCTGGCGACACGTTTTTCAGCTATGTTGCTGATCTGCAAGATCGGGAAGTGGTATGGGGTCGGAACTGAACATTGTTGCATTGAACGCATACTTGCGCGAGATTGCAGACATACCATTCAAATGGGGCGTTCACGATTGTTTCATATTCACCAATACAGCATTTCAGAAAATGTATAATGAAGGCTGGGCAGATGATTGGGCAAGGCGCTATCTTGGCGGCGATAAACTTCCATTCAAACGCACCATTCTTCAATCTGAATATGGGTTTGAAACATTTGAAGATGCCGTTGACACAAGGCTAAAACGTGTTGAAAACGTGCCACCGCGCGGTGCTTTGGTAACAGCGTCAGAAGGTGTGCCGCGCACTTGGTATGTTGGCGTTGCGATGGGCATTGCAGTTGGTTCAAGCGCAGCGTTTCTTTCTACGGATGGTGTGGTATACTTACCCATAGAAACCATTGACAATGCTTGGGTGAGAGAATGACGCCAATTAAAAAAATCCTAACTGGCACGACGATGCTTTCGCCAAACGCATTTGTTCTGCGTGATCCTGTGACTATCGGCACTTACATTCTTACGTCTGTTGGTGTCAGCGCTGCTGCTGCTGGAACTGTTATAGCACTCGGCGCAACTGTTGCTTATGTTGTCGGCACGATTGCCATCAGCGTGGTGACCAACTGGGCGATTAATGCGCTTTCACCAAAGCCAGCGGCATTTTCTGAACTTGCCAGCCTGTCATCACAAGGCATTTTAACCAATGCCAGATCACCAGCATCACCTCATCAATATGTTTATGGGCAAGTGCGCAAAGGTGGCACCACAACATTCATCGAAGCAACTGGCACAGAAAACAAATATCTTCATATTGTGGTTGCTATGGCTGGCCATGAAGTTGAAGAAATTGGCGCAATTTATATCAACGATGAAATCGTGACAATTGACGGCAGCGGCTTTGTAACAAGTGCGCCTTGGAATAGCAAAGTGCGCATTAAGAAGCATCTTGGTTCGGCAACGCAAGCTGCTGATAGTGATCTTGTCGCTGAAACATCTGTGACCAGCACTTTCCAAGGCAAAGGCATTGCCTACATTTATGCACGCCTTGACTATGATACCGATGTTTTTGCCAATGGCGTGCCAGTGTTTACGGCTATGGTTAAGGGCAAAAAGGTATATGACCCGCGCACATCAACCACAGCCTACAGCAACAATTCGGCATTGTGCGTACGTGATTATCTAACATCAGAATATGGCCTTGGCGATGATGCAATTGATGATACGGTGCTTTCTGCATCTGCAAACGTGTGTGATGAAAATGTCACTCTGTCAGGCGGCAGCACCGAAAAGCGCTACACCACAAATGGCATCATTGCTGCCGATATGCCAATCGGCGCAGTGCTACAAAAGATGATGACACCTTGCGCAGGAACGCTGTTCTGGGGTCAAGGCGCGTGGCAGTTAAAGGTCGGCTATTATACACCACCAGTTAAGACGTTTACGCTGGACGATCTGCGCAGCCCAATATCATTGCAAACGCGCACCAGTATGCGTGACATCTTCAACACCGTGCGCGGCACGTTCAACGATGCTTCACAAGACTTTATTACGGTTGATTATCCACAGATCACCAGCGCAACTTTTAAGGCTGAAGACAACGGCGTGGAAGCGGCGCTTGATCTTACATTGCCATTCACCACATCAGCGGCCACGGCACAGCGGATTGCAAAACTAACGCTATTCCGTGGACGTGAGCAAATCGCATTCAGCGCTGATTTTGGTTTGGCAGCGTTTAACGTTAATGTTGGCGACATCATAGGGCTGACAAACACGCGCTACGGTTGGACGGCAAAAGAATTTGAAGTTGTCGGGTGGAAGTTTTTTGCGTCAAACGATGCTGGCGATCTGCGCGTGAACTTAACCTTGCGCGAAACCAGTGAAGATGCATTTGACTGGAGCGCTGAAGAAACTGCGATCATCGCCAACAACACCACGCTGCCCGATTGGCGTGATGCACCGCTGGCTGGTATTGAAATTGATGCCGAACTGCGCATTGTCAATCAAGCCGTGATCGGCGTGCTTATGATTGACCTGTCAACAACTGGCGCTTCTGCTCCGCAATATGAAGTGCAATTCAAGAAATCATCAGACAGTGTTTGGATTTCATTAGGCACATCAGGCCAAGCAAGGTTTGAAGCGCTGAACATTTCGGATGGCTTACATGATGTGCGTGCCAGAACAATCAACTCCGCTGGCATCAGATCGGCGTGGAACACGGTTTCAAACTGGTATGCAACTTTGTTTGCGCCATTGCCAGCAGACGTGACCGACTTTGCGGCAAATGTTGTCGGCAACTCACTGCACTTAACTTGGACACCAGTGCCAGACCTTGATTTGTCGCACTACAAAATCAGATACGCAACCGCCACCAGCGGCGCGTCATATCAGAACGCCATTGATGTGGTGCAGAAGATTGCGCGACCAGCGAACAGTGTGACGATCCCAGCTAAAAGCGGCACTTACTTTATCAAGGCCATTGATAAGCTGGGCAACCCAAGTGCCAACAGCACAAGTTTTGTGGTGTATACAAACACAGCAAATCTTGAAGGGCTGAACTTAATTGAAACGCTGACAGAGCATCCATCATTCAGTGGCGCAAAAACCAACACCACAATCGCTGAAGATGAAGAAGGCTTTTATCTAACGCTGACAACTGACAGCGACTTTGATGATTTGGCTGGGCTGTTTGATGATGCTGCTGGGCTGTTTGATGGCGGCGGTGGATCAGGCATTCAGGATAATGGCACTTATGAATTTGCCAATTATGTTGACCTTGGCGATAAATATGTCAGCCGCGTTCATGCCGACATGAAGGTTGACTTCCTTGATTTTGTGAATGACTTTGACAGCGCATCAGGATTGTTTGACAGCCGTCTTGGTGACTTTGATGGCGATCCAGCACAGTTTGACACCACCACCGCAAAGGTTCAGGTGGCCACAACTGATGACGATCCAGCGGGAACGCCAACTTGGTCAAACTGGCAAGACTTCATCGTCGGCGATTTGGCTGCACGCGCAATTAAATTTCGCGCAGTGCTGGCGACATCATCCGAAACCACAGCACCATTGGTGCGTGAATTGACAGCAACAGTTGATATGCCTGACCGCGTTGAAGCTGATGACGACATCACGTTCACTGGCACAACAAACATATCTTTCCCAACTGCGTTTAAGATAACGCCAGCCATTGGCGTTGCGATAACATTGGCAGACGGTGACAGGTATGTTATAACTAGCAAAACCAGATCGGGATTTACTATCACAACTTACACAGGCGCATCAGTCAGCACCAATGCAGCTACGATTGATTATGTCGCCAAGGGATATGGCAAGGAATTAGCAGCATGAGCCAGCACGATTTTAACATTGCGAACCAAAGTTTTCCAGCAACGCGCACGGATTTGAACAATGCCTTGCAAGCACTTGCGTCAAATTCATCTGGCGATGCGGAACCAAGCACCACCTTTGCAAATCAATGGTGGTATGAAACCGACACCAACACGCTGAAATTGCGAAATGAGGCCAACAATGCGTGGCTGTCATTTGCCACGGTGGATCAATCAACTGCCGCTTGGACGCTGGCGCATGATGTTGACGTAACTGGCACTGTCACGGCTGATGGGGCTGATTTAGACGGTGCGGTAATTATCAACGAAGCAGGGGCTGACGTAGACTTTAGAGTTGAGTCAGATACTGTTGACCATGCTTTGTTTGTGCAAGGTAGCGATGGATACGTGGGGATTGGGACGAGTAGTCCTGCGACTGCCCTAGACGTAACTGGCACTGTTACGGCTGATGGGTTGACTACCAACACATTAGGAACATCAAACTTTATAGCAGGTGTCAACGCAGGTAACAGCATTATATCGGGTGGTAATTATAATGTTGTCGTAGGCGATGAAGCAGGTACTGCGATTACTACTGGTGATAATAATGTCGCTGTAGGTTATCAGTCGCTTGTTTCAAACACCACCGCCTCCAACAACACTGCTGTTGGGTATCAGGCTGCGTATACGAATACAACTGGTACTGGTCTAGTCGCTGTCGGCACTGGCGCTTTCTACAGTGTGACTAGTGCCGCTAACAGTGTGGCTGTTGGTAAAGAAGCTCTGTACTATGACACAACGGGTGAGAGCAACGTGGCTATGGGCTTCCGTGCTTTATACTCCAACACCACCGCCTCCAACAACACTGCAGTTGGGTATCAGTCCCTTTATGCTAATACCACAGGCGATATAAATGTAGCTGTCGGTAAAGACTCAATGCTTGCTAACACCACAGGTACAAACAACACTGCATTAGGCGCAAGGGCATTACAATCTAACACCACAGCCGTTAACAACGTAGCTGTTGGAGATTTAGCATTATCGGCAAACACCACAGGGATATGGAACACAGCTATTGGCACAA